ACAGGCAAAGACAACCTTGTATTCCTTGAGGGCATTGCACGTTCCAAGGGTATGCGTGAGGCTGAGTTATTCCTACAGAATGTACGTAGGTTGTCTGCAGTAGAGACATATCTCAGCAGCTTTGTTGAGGGCATTGCGACACACGTAAAGCCTGACGGTATGCTTCATGTACGTCTACTACAGCACCGCACTGGGACAGGCCGTTTGTCTGGCGCTGATCCTAACATGCAGAACATGCCACGTGGTGGTACGTTCCCTGTCAAGAAGGTATTCATCTCACGATGGAAGGGTGGGAAAATCATGGAAGCTGACTTTGCACAGCTTGAGTTCCGTGTCGCTGCCTTCCTGTCTCAGGACATGACTGCCATTGATGAGGTAACCACAGGCTTTGATGTACACAGCTACACTGCACAGGTTATATCAGATGCAGGTCAGCCTATATCACGGCAAGATGCCAAGGCACACACCTTCGCTCCGTTGTATGGGGCTAGTGGGTTTGGTCGTAGTCCTGCAGAAGCGGCGTACTATCAACAGTTTACGACAAAGTATTCCGGTGTAGCTGAGTGGCACAAGGCACTAGCCAAAGAGGCACTCAACACTGGCAAGATAACTACACCATCTGGGCGTGAGTTTTCATTCCCTGATGTAGTAAGGCGAAGGTTCGGGGGTGTGACATATTTCACACAGATTAAAAATTATCCTGTTCAATCGTTCGCAACGGCTGACATTGTACCCATATCTCTGATATACATAGATAAGCTACTAACAGCAAACAAGTTACGCAGTTGCGTAGTCAACACGGTGCATGACTCAATAGTAATTGATGTGCATCCCAACGAAGAAGGGAAAGTACTACGAGTAATACAAGCAGCTAATGATAAACTAATACCAATCGTCAATCGCAAGTGGGGAATAGACTTCAACATACCTCTGTTATTAGAGGCGAAGATAGGACCAAACTGGCTTGACACAAAAGATGTAGTGTGATATAACTATTACTCACCTGATCAACAACAAGGAGATTTAACATATGAATCAAGTAACAACAATAGACACAAATAACTTTGCAGCAATGGCTCAAGCTATGGGCATGAACGCAGAGACACAAAAGAATACCAGTAAGGCAAGCACACTTGCACGTTTACGTATTCATCACACGCCACTCATGGGCCAGCAAGAGGTCAAGGGTAAGATGAAGAACGTAGAAGTTATTGCAGGTGGTGCCTACAAACTGGAGATACCTGACGGCCCTACGTACTACGCAGAGGGTGCAACTATACGTCCGTTCCTACAACGGTTCATGTATAAGAAGTTCATCAAGGGTAACGACAATACACCTAACCGTTTCCTCAAGACTGTTATGGCTAATGACCTTAACAATGACATGAAGGATAACGAGGGTGGCTTCAACTGTGGTAAGCCAGCAGGATTCATCAAAGATTGGGCAGCACTGCCTGACCACATGAAGGAACTGATCAAGTCTATCAAGCGTGTTCGTGCATTGTTTGGTACAGTAGAGTTGATCAATCCTACAGATGAGAATGGTAATGCAGTTGACGTAGACACTACCGCATTTATCTGGGAGATTGATAACCGTGACGCCTTCAAGACAATGGGTGATCAGTTTACCAAGTTGTCTAAGATGCAACGCCTACCACCACAGCACAACATCTCTTGTACTACAAAGGAAGTACCCTTGCCAAATGGCAGTAGCTTCTACGTACCAGAGACAGAGTTGAACCTTGGTACTACGTTGGAGATGGACAACGATGCACAAGAAGTCTTCGCTAACTTCATGGCATGGATTGAGAACTACAATACCTACATACTTAATACATGGGACGAGAACATGCATAAGAATGAGGACGTAGACACAGACACAGTAGAAGAGTTTGTGGACATCAATGAAGAGGACTTTGTGTAATGGACATGCCGCAGTCAGGTATTGTCTATGACATGTCAAATGAAGAGTATCACAGACAGGTAGGGTACTCTTCGACTGCCATTAAAACGGTGTGCAAGCAATCGCTTGCGCACTACATGGCACAGAAACCACTAGGCGATAGCCCTGCATTTGCCCTTGGCTCTGCAGTACATGCTACTCTGTTGGAACCAGAGCGTGACCTAGTTATCAAAGGACCAAAGACAAGGGCGTCTAAAACGTTTAAGGATTTGTACAACAACAAAGAAGATGATCAAGTTGTACTAACAGAAGTTGAGTACTACGTACACAATAAGATGTGCAACTCTGCTTTAGAGAACCCTACTTGCAAGAAGATACTAACGGACAGTCGCAGGGTAACAGAGAGTAGTGTCTTTGTAACCGATAAGAATACTGGACTCAATTTAAAAACAAGACCTGACTTGTACATAGCAGAGACAGGTCATCTATACGACATCAAGACTACCATTGACGCATCACCAAAGGGTTTTGCAGAGCAGGTAGGAAAGTACATGTATCATATACAAGCTGCTTTCTATGTACTGACCTGTAAAAAAGCTGGCATTAAAGCTACAGACTTCAGCTTCATAGCTGTAGAAAAGACTGCCCCTTACATTGCTCACTTGCACAAGGTAAGCCCTGAGTTATTGAAGGTTGCTACGGAGAAGGTAGAAGAAACGCTGGCGTACATTGCGGAAGCAAACAAAACAGGTGTGTTTGGTACTGGTTGGGGTGAGTACTCTACCCTTAAAGTAGGGGACTTTTAGTACCATGAAGGCACATCAATTCTCTGCCGCCATGAAGCATGGATATAGGAGTGGACTAGAGGTCAGAACAAAAGACTATCTCATTGAACATAATATGCCGTTCAAGTATGAGGAAGTCAAGATTGAATGGGAAGACCTCATGTACCGCACCTATACTCCAGACTTCGTACTGAAGAACGGTATAATAGTTGAGACAAAAGGATTATTCTCAGCGGATGACAGGCGTAAACATTTAGCAGTTAAGGCACAGCACCCTAAGTTAGACATACGATTTGTATTTACAAGTAGTAAAAAGAAATTAAGTAAGGGAGCTAAAAGTAGCTATGGACAATGGTGTGAAAAGAATGGTATAAAGTATCACGACAGGATCATTCCTCTCGAATGGTTAGAAGAAAAGGGTAAAGACATGCATCCATCGTTGATACACTGCCCATATAAAAAGGTAAAAAGGAGATGACACTTATGGTAGAAGATAGAATATTCTTGGACTTCAATGCTAATGATTACATTATTAGGTTGTCTCCTTACGTAGATGACGCAGGTAACTGGACAGGTGAGTTGCTAGTGGGTACTGTTACTACAGATGAAAACGATATGACTGACGAAGATCATTACAACCTTATGGGCATAACCAAGATGGTATGTGCAGCAGTACCAGCTATGGAAGAAGATGACTATGTTCGTGACACACTAACCAGTATAGTAGAGAGAGTTGAGGAAGACCTAGAAGAAGGTAAGCCAGACGCTACAGTAGCCAGCGTAGAAGAGAATGTAATCAACGTCAACTTCAAACAAAAGGGGGGTAAGAAATGAATGTAACAAAGTTTTCAGATGCAGCCAATGAACTAGAAAGAGATGATGACATGGTGAACTCACCGTCACATTACAACTTTGCAGGTGTAGAATGTATTGACGCCATTCGTGCAGCAACAGGAGAAGAAGGTTTCTCGTACTACTTACAGGGTAACATTATGAAATACCTGTGGCGGTACAAGTACAAGAATGGTCTGGAAGATTTGAAGAAAGCAGAGTGGTATCTCAACGTACTGATAGAAGATCAAGATGTTAGTTAAAGTATTCTTAACCCTTAACATAGACGAGAAGGAGTACCCAATGCCAGCAGACAATTTTATTAACGATGAAATTAGGGACGTGCTACAAGAATTTATCTACGATGTAGACGGCATGACGATCCAATCAATTAAAACAATATCGGAGTAGACACACATGAATAACTTTTTACCAACAGACTACCAAGCCTTCATACATACCTCACGGTATGCACGTTGGTTAGACAAAGAAGGCCGCAGGGAATCGTGGTCAGAAACAGTAGGCCGCTACATAGCTAACGTAGTACGTAGGATAGCGGCAATACCTAGTGAGCAAGTAAGCAAGATTGAGGACGCCATCCTTAGCTTAGACGTTATGCCATCTATGAGGGCAATGATGTCGGCTGG